TAATTTTGGGGCAATTAAATCTGCTATAACAGATGCAGTAGGAGGCATTACGGGGGACAAGCCTATTAAAGAGGCAAAATCTCAAGGACAGACCTTTGGGGCTCTTAAGCCCAAGGCAATAAGCTTTTATAAGAGCTTGGTTCCCTTCTCGACCCTCCTTAGTTCATACGAACCTTTTAAAAATCCCGATCTATGTATTAAATTATGTAGATGTATAGATACACTTCAAGATGATTTGTTTGATTCGTATATAAGGGATCACGCACTGATACCACAGTTGCTATTACATCTCCAGATGTCAGCTGGGGTTCGTTTGACAACATGCCATACGGATGGCATAGTCGCACAGTTAATGGTTTACTTGAATGGCAAGTCTGTGCAAGAAAAAAAAAAAATTTTAAAAACCGCCTATTACTCAGATCATAAGTCTCTGTATTCTACTACTTCATTGCCTAAAGAATTTAGTAAAATTTATGTTAAGAATACTGTCGTTACACGTCAGGACAGGTTTGGCAAGGAGATCTTGACAGAAAAGAAATGGTTTGAATATTTGACTTTAGCGGAATTACAAGAATACTTTAATCCGTTTAAAGAGGATTTTGATTCCGCAGAAATGAAAGAATGGACTGTCCACATGGACAATTATTGCTCTGCTTCAGAAAGGGCAATTCTTACTGGTCTTTGGAAGACCAGTAGTATAGTTGGTATATTTCAAGCTGCCGTGTTTGGCAGTTACATGCAATGGAAAAGATTTTGCGATGACGTTTCCGTTTTCGTAGAATATAATATGAAATACAACAAGTGGGCTACTGTTGGTGCCGCATCAGGCATTTTGATTGCGGCGCTCGCAGCTATTTTTTCAATACTCAAGTTGATTTTTGGGTGGTTTGTTAGAGATGATGCCGTATGGGGCGTCTCTCAATCTGCTGATAAGTCCCTAGTTCGTCAGGGATTTCGCAGGGGAAGGAAACCGGCAATCCAAATACCGGGAAAACAACGTGGAAAATTCGCTCCGAAGCAAGGGCGAGTTAAATTACAAGCTATAGACGAAAACGGTATGGCAATTGCTCAGAGAGTGGTCTCAAGCAATTTGTTTGAAGCACGCATCGTAAGACGCGATGCTACGGTGGCAGTGACCACCGTACTGTTTTTGGCTGGTAGAATAGCAGTATGCGCATCTCATGCAATGAGGAATGCGGCTACTGTTGAATTGTGCTATGATGATGGAGATGAAACACATGAGCTATTTAGTGAACGTAATTTCATGGTTGAAACAGACCATGAACGTGATTTGAGTTTTATTTTCTTTAAAACAGCACGTCCCAGAAAGAATTTGGAGAGTCATTTACTCTCCCTAACCTCAGAAAGAAAAGAATTTGCTTTACCTGTTAGAGCGGGATGGAAAGATGGCGTTGCTATTTATCACCATGCTGAACGAGCCAAGAAATCTAAATATAACCTTCGGGTTAATGAATCTACTACAGTTCTTACAGGATTGATTTCTATTAAAGGGATGCCTAATGAAAATGGTGATTGTGGTCAGCCATATTTTTCTTTTGATACTCAATTCTCTGAGAAACTTCTTGGCATTCATGTCGCTGGTAGGGAGGATGAATCTTTTTGTGCACCTGTGTATAAAGAAGATATTCATCGGTTTGACAAAGTTGAGGAATTTGCAACTTTCTCAATGGCGGAGAGACCTATAACTCTGCAGACTCTTTTGGAGATAACTGAAACTCGAGAAAAGAGTAAGGAAGAAAAATTTAATGCTCCTAAGGGAACATGTAAATATGGTGAGCTCAAATCACCCGTTTATATGCCTAATAAGACTAATTTTGTTCCAACGAGCATGCAAGGGAAAAACAATCCCTATCCTATTCTCAAGAAACCTGTTCATCTTTCTGTTTTTAAAAACAAAGATGGACAATATATTTCGCCACGGGATGTGGCATTGAAGAGGTATACCACCGTTAAAACACGAAACCTTCCTGAGGAATACAAAAATCCTAACGTATTCAAAGGACTTTACTACCCTGGGTTTGATGAGCTTACGATTCGACCTCTCACTATGAGAGAAGCTATTGAGGGAGTAGATGGATTGATTGAAGGGATGTCAACTAATACATCGCCTGGACCTGGATTTGTTGAAAATGGATATAAGTTGAGTGACTTGGTTCACAAGACTTCGCAAGGTAGCGATTATTTTGTTGATACTCTTTTGTCGGATTGGGTTCGTGAGTATGAGAAAGCAGCACTCAATTTTGAGTTTCTTCCTGCTTTTGCAACTGACATACTTAAAGATGAGTTACGACCTGTGTCACGTGTTGATGCGGGAAAAACTCGCTTGTTTCAAAATATGAACAAAGCACATATGATTTATTCCAAACAGAATATCGGGCTTATCAAAGAAGCGTTGTGCTCAAGGAAGAATCACAAATTGCAAAGTGATTTTGCTACGGGTATTAATCCTGAATCATTTGATTGGAAAAAGATTTATTTGGAGATGTCCAAATGGGAAAAGACTAAGTATGAAGATTCTGATGTTCCATCTTATGATATTAATTTTTTAACACAATTTATTTGGCTAATTGTTGAAGAATTCTGGCGTATTTGCCGAATTGACAAAAGAAAGGCAGATTTGTCGCGGGAACAATGGGAATGGAAATGCCATATAGCGTCAGTTTGTCTTTCATCAATGTATTCGGTACATTTCATCGGATTCGTAGCATACATACATAATGGTATGGCTAGTGGAGAGTGGGCTACCACTCTCTTTAATACCATAATGTCTAGCGCGGCTCTTAGAGCCTCCTGGAATAAATTGTGTCCTCCAGAGATGATTGATGAGTTCGATGCTCATGTTCGGGCTTATCATTTTGGAGATGATGGTACAGGTGGAATAAATTCGGAAAAGGTGCCATGGTTCAATCAGATTACCATAGCTAGAGCGTTATTTGAATTAAATGGTTGGGAAATCACAAATCCCGACAAGTCACCGATTACTCAACCCTATAAGAATATAGACGAAATAACTTTTCTCATGCGCCGTTTTAGACGGGATGGGAGTAATGTATTCTGTCCTTTGGAAGTTGGATCCATATATCCTATGTGCCAGTGGGTTGAAAAAGGAGAAGTTCCTCAGAGGGAACAGGAAATTACTAATTTTATTCAAGCTATTCATGCTTTTGGTCATTATGGACGTGAAAGATATGAATCTGAGAGGTATACTCTTAATAGATTTATACAAAATTTAGATCCCACGAAAGTGGTTCACTTGTCCTACGACGATTGGCTTGACTGGCATGATTACAATACGCGTCAGTAAATTATTCCGACCGCCGGGTCATTAAACACGGTACCATGGGTCCATTGATTTAGACACCATGTAAGAGGAATGCCTTTTGCTACCTTGAGAAAGTAGTAGTAGCGCCTCTTTGAATGCTCATTTACTCTGGCACGATCTCAGTCCACGATCGTCCCTATAGAGAACCACAGGACTTCAATACAATCACAACATAAAGAACAACCTTCGGGTTTATTGGTAGATACCAAAGAGTCTGTCCCAGGAACGCAGGAACAGCTCACACTTTTTAAGGACAATGAACCTCTCACAGAAGAGGTTCCAGTATTGGATGCCATGTCAATGCATGATATTATAGCAAATCCATATCCCAAGCAAACTCCTTCTGCGATTTTGCAGAGAAATTTCTTGGTTGATGAATTTGACTGGACACCTACATTTACAACGCGGAATTTCGACTTTCCGTATTTGCTTTTGCAGAAACCTAGTATTCGAGCGGCACTTGTGTCGTTTTTGTACTTTAGGGCTGGAGTTCGTTTGGAGATTCGTCTCAACTCGACCCAATATCATTGTGGTGCTTTAATGCTAACGTGGGTACCCTGCTACAGTGGTCCGGATTTTCCTCTGTACGCCTCGTCAGCAAACAAACCATTGACAATTTCAGCTGCAACTCAGCAAGCTATTTCTATAGATATACCATATATGCATCCTATGACGTGGATGCGATGGGTTACTGCCGTGCGGACACATATAGCACGAGTATGGCTTACTGCTTTGCACCCTCTCATTCAGACGGCACCTGATGCGTCTGTCAATGTTGGGGTACAGGTGTATGCTAGCTTCACTGATCCTAGTGTGGCTGGTTATGTACCTATAGCTGAAACCGAACGTGAAAAGAAGGCATCAGCGCCTATCAAATATGCCAAGTCACAGGCCAAAATTGTTTCTCAAGCTGATTATACGAAATCTCGTGTGGATCCAGAATCACAGGATAAAAACGAGAATGGTGTAGATAAGAAGTCTTCCAGAATTCTTTCTATTAGACCAATATTGAGAGCAATACCACTGATTGGTGGTGTAATAGATCCCATTTGTGATGGCATAAAATTATTTGCAAAATTGTTGGATAAACCAACAAGTCAAGAAACGATGAAGCCGGTTAGTCTTAACCCGCTACCTGATTTTTGTGGAGGAACTGGGATGGATTATTCCAATCCATTGTCTTTGTATAGACATGCGCAGTTACCTAATCTTCCCACCTTGTTTGGTGGGGAAACGACAGCCATGACTATGGCACAGTTAGCAGCAGTTCCTATGCTGCATGCACAGAATAGATTTAGTACTAGTAATAGCACATTCACCGTAATAGCAAAGCCATTGTTTTATATCAATGCAGAAAGACAGCCGGATTATCTGGCAGCAGTTGCAATGGCACACCAATTTTGGAGAGGTACGATTAAGTATTTCATCCAATTTTTCACAACACCGTTCACTTCATGCAGATTTCGTATATCTGTGAATTATGTGGGCTGGATTTCTTCAGTTACCACATCTGGTGACGTAGTTTCGCAAGTTATTGATGTTAAAGGAGACACCGAGGCGGAACTAGCGGTACCATATCTTTGGGATACTCATTGGCGCAGTGTATTTGACACTGATGGCTTTCCTAGAATAGTCATCGAGCGTATTAGCAATATAATTGGACAGTCTGTCACGTCCGATTCTGTTATATACTGTTCCGTTTGGAGGGCAGGTTCCTCCGATATGCAGTTCATGAAGCTGCAAAATGTTCCAAATCCTCCTGCAGTGGAGGAAATAGTCGAAAAACAAAGGGAAGAGATTTATGCTACTTCTCAATCTAGTATTCGTGATCGATTTAAAAGATCATTTGCTCCCGCTCTTGAGGGATGTTCATCAACTCATGAAACTGGATTGGTATCAGCAGAGGAATCTCACTGTGTTAATGACGCGATCAAGCGTTTTGTTACACAGGGTGGTAGCACCCATACTCCAACTGCAATAAACTGGTATGAGCCATTCACATGGTTCAACTCAATGTTTTACTTCTGGCGTGGTTCAATACGTTATAGAGGGTTTTATTCAAGCGCTTCCGTTTTTACGGCAGTTACTATGAATGGTCAACGCAGTGTAGGATCCATATATGAAACCGGCAACGGTGCTTCATTATCCTTACCTGCGGTATGGCCTATTATGCAGTATGAAGTTCCATGGTATAGTGCTCTCCCATTTTACCCAATCTATTATTCTGTATTTTGCTCAGATGTATCTAGATACTATCCAGCAAGTTATGTGAATCAAGGGTCTGGCTTCACTGCTCATTTTTGTGCAGCCGGAGATGATTTTATGTGTGGGTATTTATTACCACCACCAGCATTCACTATTCTTGAAGAGAAATCTAAAGCATTTGAAAAGAATGAACAGATATACACTGTAATGGTTATGGACAAACCAATTGCTCCTCATGATCTCCGTACTGACAGGTACACTAAGAGCGAGAAGGTCATGAGTTAGACCAGGTTTATAGCTTTCACCTGGTTCGATGAGCCAAAGTCTTGTAAGTCGCATAGCGCTTAGCAAAAGAAAAG